TCATGTAAAGTTTGTGCAAGCGAGTGTTGAGAAATTAACTCAAACCATTGATAGTAAGCTTGAGGAACGAAAGCAGGGTAAGGAAGAGGACTCAAAATCCGATTCTGAATCTCTCCCTCTTGTGGCTGAAATTGATATGGAAACACCTGCAGTAAAAGTGAAACCTTTTATGGCTGAATTGCAGCGTCAAGCTGCTCTTTTGCCTAAACCGTTGAACTCTGCTAGTGCTCCTCGCCTGCCTGGTGATACGCGTGGCTTGGGCTTTGCACCCGCAAGTGCAGTGCCTGAACCTGTTGTGCCTCCTACGGCATTTGATGCGCTCCGTGAATATTGGAATCAGACAGAAGATCTGGTCCATCTGAATGCGTTGAAAAAGCAATGCACTGAACGTCCGTGGCTACTACCAGTGGTCATGATTTGTTTATTCGCGGTTCTGTTATTGGTTGTCAAAGTACTCCATAAAACAGAACGCAAAAGCCGGAAGAAGGAAAAGTCTAAAGCTAAAGCAGAGAAGGCTGAAGCCAAGACACAGCAACCGAAGAAAAATGCTTCGGGGAAAAAGAAAGCGAAAGCTGCCCATCCTGTAGTAACCTTTAAAAAGGAAGCGAAAGATGGTTGCTGTCACATCACAGTTGGCAAACACAAATGTCCTTGGTTTCTGAACGGGACACCGATAGGTGTTTCTGCGAAGAAGTCATGCAACATCCACTGCGGTGGTTTAAAATGTATGCATTGGGCTGAGTGTGAGCCAAAAGAGCATCCTGCTCTGACCCCCATGCCAGCGAAGCCTGAAGCGAAAGCCGAAGCTAAAGCTGAGTGTGTGCATCAACCTAATCAGGTGACGTGCAAAAAGTGTGGTTGGAAGTATGAAGGTGAGAAGAGTAAACAACGTCGGAAAACCAAAAGGACTAATATTGTAGGCCGTGGTGCGAAAGCCCATGCCTCTTATCAGAAACCTGGGGATAACGATAACAACTCTATTTGGACGCGCGATGATGGTGGAAACCTAGTTCGTACAAAACGGGACGACAATTTTGTTGTGCCCTCTCACCTCCCGCATGCGGGATTGCTCAATGACTTCATGCATGGAACCAACGAGTCCGCTCAATTGGAGTCTGCCAAGAAATTGGTGGATGCCGTGAGTAAGGTGAAGAAGAACCTTAACAAGAAGCACCCTGTGGGGAAATGCTCTGTTTGTGGTAGTGTTGGTCATGTAGGAAAGTCGTGTCCAGACAAGAAGTCACACCCTTGTTACTTTTTCGAAAAAGGGAATTGTAAGCTTGGAGATAAATGTGAGTTCCTACACGTCGCAAAGGATAAAAATGAATCTGCGATAAATGGGAAACGCTTTTCACTTGGCAAAGTGCAAGGTGCTGTTGGACTGGCACGCATTGGCACTCGGTGTCTTAATGCAAACTTAATGTGGAATGGTATAGTTGTGTGTGAGCACATCTTTAAGGAAGAAAATGACAAGATCAAATTCTCCTTTCGTTTGGACGGAAAAGTCCTCGAACATTCTGTAGAGAGAAAGAGCGGCAAAAAGCTTAGCTATGACCTTCTCTGGTTTGCACGTCCTGATTCTTTTAAGGATCTTCCATCGCTTCATCATTCTATGCCCGCTCCAGGGCGTAAGGTGGCATTGTTCGCCTATGATAGTGATGAACAATTCCTGACAGGCGACATTAGCTTCGATGCTGGTCGTGTGTTGCGGATTGAGGACGCGTGTGACTCTATGAGTCTCTCGAGTGTATCAAAGCACAAAGTCGGAATTTATAAGCTGTCTTCGATTGACGGAAACTGTTCTGGTGTGGTAGTTGATGCCGAATCTGGCAAAGTTGTGGGTTTCCATAACGCTACCCGTGGTGGAGTTGAGAATGTTTTTCTCGCCATCACGCCGCAGATTGTATCTGTGGCAACCGGATCACCTCAGAAAAACTAGATGTCCCACTCCCGCCTGTTCCTCTTTGGGAAAAGTGGTATCAAAACTACGTAACCAAAGGAGTTTTTAAACACCGAAGCATGAAAGCTGAGGTGGAACGCGGGGTTTTAGTGGGGCGTCGTGTGGAGGGGGTGGAGTGGAAGGATCTTTGTCCAGATGATTTACCCTGGACACCGTCAAATCATTTTCATCATTATTTTGTTAAGGGAAATGTGGATTACGTCACTCGTGTCAATCGATTTGTCACGCAGGGAAAAGACGAGTCTGCACCTAATACATCTCTTGATGAGTTCTGCAAAGAGAAAAATCTCAATGTGGGATCAGCTTATCGAATGGTCATACCTAATCTGAACGCGTCTTTCAAAAGCGTTAGTAAGTACGACAAGCCTCAGCCTCAATTGAATGAGGAAAGCTGGGAGCTGTCGGGGCAGTGGACTATTCAGCATTTCATTCGACACATGGGCGGATCACGAGTACTTTCGCAAGAAGATTGCGTTAAGGAGGTGGACCGATCAACTTCGGCTGGGTATCCTATGTCACTTGATTTTCACAATAAAGGTGAATTTCTTGACAAGGGCCCATCGCACATGCTTGCGGATTTCTGGAATATGATAGGAAAGTCAGAGGAAAGAGTTATGAGGCCTATATGGACTTGTAGCCAGAAGCGAGAGCTTCGTGCTGCTGAAAAGTTGTTAGAAAATAAGATTCGCACTTTCACAGCTTCCCCGGTTGAGCACTCTGTTGCTTTAAACCGTTTCTGTCTAGATATGAACAACAAGTTCTATCTATCCAACAATAAGACTTGGTCTTTTGTTGGTTGTTCCAAATTCCTGCAAGGTTGGAATGCACTTTTTGCTCGCTTGTCAAAGCACCCGTATGCCTTCGAGCTCGATGAAAGCGAATATGACTCAAGTCTGTTCGCCCGAGCTATGTATGGCCAAATGGATATACGGTGGGCTATGCTTGTGGTGGAGCACAAAACACCGGAAAATCTCCTAAGGTTTCAACGCCTTTATGACGACATAGTTCATTCTGTGATCGTATTGGAGAATGGTGAGCTCGTTCAGAAACACACTGGAAACCCGTCTGGCTCGGCCAACACGATTGTGGATAATACCATGATTTTGTTTCGGCTGTTTGCTTATGCGTGGATTGAGTTAGCGAGGGAAAAATTCGGAACTGCAAATGCTACTTCTGTGGCTGCTGCGATGAACGAAGATATTACCAAGCGAAACTATGATGGTGTGCTGTTCGGGAGCTATCAGGATTTTATTGACAATGTGGAAGCTGCCTTAAATGGCGACGACAACACGTTCACTGTTTCACAGTTGTGCGCTAGTTGGTTTAACCCAAAGTCGATTGCCCCGATTTGGAGTAGCATTGGTGTTACTACCAAAACCCCTTGTGAGGAGCCTCGTGCTCTTAAGGATGTTCAATTCCTCTCGCAAGGTTTCCGTGAAGAGAAAGGGATCTGGTTACCTGTTCCAGATACCGATCGTGTGTTGTGTTCCCTTCGTTGGGGTTCGAGTGACGACGATGTTCGTTGGCACTTAATGAGAGCGTATGTGTTGCGAATTGACTCTTGGGCAAACCTTGAGTGTCGCACCTTCATTCAGTCATATATTGAGTGGATCTGGAATCATCCAGAGTACAAAGAGCAGTTAGTGGGTGAGATCAATGGATTATCGATGTCTACAATTGACGCGATTTACAAATCTGACCCGTGGTGTTGGGCATTGTATGCCGGACAAGAGGATAAGGGATCTCCGCTGGTAAGCGAGTACTCCACCCTTTTAAATTTTCTTCGTCTTCAGTTTGAATCTACAACATCAGACTCTCTTCCTTCTTCTTCTTCTTTCTCTCTCATTCAGTATTCTCCTCTTTCTTGCTAAATGGCTGGTCCGAAAGGTAAAGCCCAAAAGAAAGCTGCCAAAAAGGCGGCCAAGCAGAAAAAGAAAGGAGGTACCAAACCTTCAAAAACTGGTCACCAGAAAAATGGTGGTTCACCCATCAAGACAATCCCCAAAATGATGTCGGCTGTCAATGATGGAGTCAACGTTGGCATGGTTTGGAAAAATTCCAACTCTGTCAGAGATCACTTTAACCGTCGCTTTGAGAAGGTGACGGATTTGGTATCTGCTTCAACTGCTTTTGCGTTGATACAGAATTTCTTCCTCAATCCAGGAAACTCAGTCTTATTTCCTGTCTTCTCCCAAATTGCTAGTACGTATGAGGAATTCATTTGTCACCTCTTGCGTTTCTGGTATCGCGGTGAAGAGTATATGGCCTCAGGGTCTAATACGTCTGCTGGAATCGTTGTCTTTGCTACTAACATGGATCCTGATGATTCTACGTTTGTTAACGTTAGTCAGATGGAAAACTATGAGGGTTCAGTGAGCGGTCCTCCGTTTACTGGCCACTTCTGTCACGATGTGGCAGAAACACATAAGAGTAGAGGTCGGAATAAATCCGTTGGCAATCAAATGGCCTTAAACCAATACTTTGTGTTTAGTTCAGCTAATCAAGCTGCTCCTGCTAATAGCACATCCAAGTTCTATGACTTAGGTCAGTTTCAAGTAGCCATTAACGGCTGCCAAGCTGCAAGTCCTATGGGAGAACTTTGGGTGGAACATGAATGGACCTTGATTAGGCGTAAACAAGAAACGCCTCTTGGTCAGCAAACACTATTTGCTCACGTTGTTGAATCTCCTGCTGGTACTGCAGCAACAACCACGGCCTATTTGGGCACGGGTGGTGGCGCCTTGCGCGCGAATTCAACAATTCCTGTTGTCACAACCAACACAACATTTACGATGCCTACTATTGGTACGTTTTTGGTTGCTGTTGGCTTTACTGGCTCTGTCGGGTCAGTTCCTAGTCTTGGTGCTGGCTCAGCTTTGACTAAATTAAGTATTCTTGTTGATAACCTGGCAACGTCCATTGCGACATTTTCAGGCAACAATACTTCAATTTTTGAAGTCATTACTGTGGCCAGTGCTGGAACTGGGGCTGCTAATACGGTCACCTTCACAGGTGTAACTGGATTGGCTGCTGGTACATGTGACATCTTCATGGCTCAAATAAGCGGTGGAGTGACATTTAGTGTTAACAGAAAGCCTTCAGCGAATCAAATTGCTGATGCTTTCTTAGCGTTGTGTGAACGCTTTGACAACCTTGAAAAGAAGGTTGGCATTGATTCAGATTCATTGCAGAAATGCATTATTTCTGAGCCAAATACCCCTTTTGAAGAAGAAAAGGGGACAGAACTTCAAAGTTCTGTTCACATATCCCGCAGCACTGCTGAGCAGTTGTTGCGTGGACTCGGCCTCAAGAAGTAATTCTGAGGCCCTTCTTACGGTGTGCGAACTCCCGTTACCTTGTCGTGTGTTATAAATGATGGAATTGTCATGTTGTTAGAATCTAGCAGTTTTCAAGTTTAACACGAGCTAGTTTAAAATTCGTGGATCATTTGGAACAGGCTGTGGTGGCCTTAAAATATCCTGGCTGAAATATGCCAGTAATGTATCCGTTTGATCCGACTCCAATGATAACCAATTCATTTCACACTT